GGCGGCACAAGCTGGAATCCAATATACCGATTCCCTGGAATTCATGGGCAAGGCCGAGCAGCTGGCCGTTGCCAATAATGCGAATCTCAATACCACCGTCGATTTGCTCACCGGGACAATGAATGCCTATGGCTATACGATCAATGATGTCGGTCATTTAAACGATGTCTTTTTCCAATCTACCCTGATCGGCAAGCAGACGATTGATTCCCTTGGCCAGAGTATGGGAAACGTGGTCGGTATTGCCGCAAATTTCGGCGTATCGTTTGAAGAACTATCCGGCGCCATTGCAACCCTCACAGCAAAGGGCATGGAAACGTCCGAAGCCATCACGGCCGTTAAGGGCGTCATCACCACAATCGTATCACCGTCAAAAGAGGCTGCGGAAGCCGCCCGCACACTGGGACTGGATTTCAGCGCATCATCCTTGAAGGCGCAGGGCTTCGGCGGAATACTTTCCAGCATCATGAATGCGACCGGCGGAAGCGCGGATAAAATGGCGGTCCTGTTTAATGAGGTGCGCGCGCTGAATGGCGTCATGCAGCTCACCGGCGATGGCATGACGTTTTTTAATAACGCCATGCAGCAGATCAATAATTCCACCGGTGCATCCGAATCCGCCTATAAAAAGATGGTGGAAACGTTTTCCAATCAAAGCCAGATGTTGATCAACAATGCCCGGAATCTAATGATCGACATCGGCACCAAGCTGGAGCCAATTGCTGCGGGTATTGCCGGATCCTTTTCCGGCGTGTTGGGCAGCATTGATCTGGGTGTTAAGGCGGGCGCCTTTGATCCGTTGTTTAAATTGCTGGATGATGCGGGCAAAGAGCTTTCCACCTGGCTTTCGGGTGTGGCCAAGGCCATGCCCGATGCATTGAAGGGCCTGGATTTCAGCAAGCTAACAGCGGCCTTCCGTGGCCTCGGAGAAGCCTTCGGCAAATATTTTGGCGATTTGGATCTGACAAAACCTAAAGACCTGCACGAATTCATCCAGAAGATTATTGACGGCATTGCCGGGCTGATCCGCGTAACGGAAGGCATGGTGAAAGGATTCGAGCCGTTCTTTAACGCCATAAAAGATTTTCTCTTGCGCGTTGCCGAATCGGACACTGAAACACAGAAGATGATCGGCACCATCATGACGTTAGGAAAGATGGTGCAGGATACCTGCTTGTATTTTGTTGCTGCCGTCATGGTCTTCGATCAGTATGGCATGACTCTCAAAGGCGTATTTAGCATTATTGCCGGCGGCACGCAGATTATATGGAACCTGATTCAGGCGACGGTGCGGCTGGGTGAAATGTCCGTGCTTGTTATGGCGGGCCGAATCACGGAAATCCCGGCGATATTCCAGAAAATGCGCGCCGACGGCGATGATTTTGGCCGTGGGCTGGAAAAGATTGTCGGTGGTTTTAACCAACTGGGCTCGAAAGCGCCGACGATACAGGAATTGATCGACGGCGTGGGCGATAACTCATCCAGGGCAAGAGCCAAAATCGATGAATTGTCCCGTTCCCTGTTCGGCGTCCCTGCGGATACAAAGGCTAAGATTTCCGTAGATGGCGCCGATCTGGAGGTCTGGAAAAAAGAATTGCTTGCCAACGCGGATAAGTGGAACGTTCCTGTCCGCGCTGTGGTGGATAAGCCGTCATTCAAGGATACGGAAGACACGATTCACAGCAAATTCGGCGGCGGCCAGATGATCAAAATAACTGCTAATCTGGACGGATCATCCACCATTGCGGCAATCAATAAATTCAACGCAGCGGTCCCGGCGGCAAAAACTGTCGAGCTGAAACCGGACATCACACAGACGGCCGTTGCCGAGATTAAAGGCAAAGCCGACATCATTCAAAAATCGATTGAGTGGAAAGCAAAAATTGATATTGCCCAGATTGAAGCAGCCACAAAAGTTATCGAGTCCGCCTTCAAATCTATCAATGTGACCGTTGAGAGCACGGGCAAAACCATCACCGATCTGACCGGTACCTATGCCGGTGTGGTGGGTGCGGGCAAAGGCGGAAACGCTGTCATTGAGCAAATGATACGGGAGGAAAATACCCGCCGCGATCAAGCATTGAATATACAAAAAGATCTGGTTCAGGCGCAGGTGGACAATATGAGGGCGCGCACCGAGGCCATGCGGCAGGGGCAAGCCATGATCCAAATCGACGGCAAAGGCCTGCAGCCCCAGTTGGAGGCCTTCATGTTTGAAGTCCTCAAAGCAATTCAGGTTCGCGCCAACGCCGAAGGCGCTCAATACCTGGTTGGCATATAGGGAGGGTTTTAGATGATCAGCATATCAACAAAAATATTTGACCTGCAGGGAGCGCGTTATTTTTCGCGTGCCCAGCTGGATCAAAAAAAGCTGCTTGAGAATTACCGCCGGGAGCGCCGCGTCTCACGCACGGCAACGCTGGATGGCGGTGTAGCCGTGTACGACACCGGTTATGCGCCGGGAGACCGGGACATAACCGTCAAAGTGCCGAATCCGTCCATGGTGATGGCTGATTATATGTCATACATTGTTACAACATACAACGAGATCGTCGTATCAACCGCGGAATCCGTTTTTCTGGGCGTACCGGCAACATTTTACATTGATGGGGACGGCGCGGCTATCCTTGTGATCAATATAACATCAGACCTGGGGGGTTAAAAATGGGCAGTTCATTCAATTTTTACAATAAATTTACGGAATTTCTTGGCAGCGGCATTATTGATTTGAAAACAGACACCATAAAACTTATGCTGGTTACCAGCGCATACACGCCCTCTCCTGCGCATGATATCCTGGCCGACGTCCAGACAAGCCCCGATCCTGAAGTGGTCGCTATTGCCAGCCCGGATAACGGTTACGATGCGGGTGGCAAGGCGTTATCCGGACAGACGTATCTTTCATCTGACAGCCCGGCGCAAAGTGTCTTTGACGCTGATGATTTAACCTGGACGGCGCTCACCGCAACATTTCGCTATGGCATTTTATACGCGGAAAAAACAATCGGGTCACCTGCCATCGTCAACCCGTTGATTGGCTATATCCTGTTTGATACAACGCCTGCGGACAAAGAGTTTGTTGGAACGGACTTTATAGTCATCTGGAATGACGCCGGTGTGTTTACGATCTCGGAAGCTGCCTAGGAACTGAACCATGCCTGCATATTTGCATGATGACAGAGATATCACGTCCGTACTGACGGGTCCCGATCCCTCCAGGGCCACGGCATCGGGAGAATATAATTCCAATGAGGCCATCTGGATGGCGTTTGCCCATGATGGCGGATCCGGCAAGTGGTCCAATACGGCCGGGCAAACCACGGGATGGCTGCAATGGGATTGCGGAGCGGGCGTCAGCAAAAGCATTGATGCCTATACCGTCACGTCACGAAATGATGGCTACGCCACGTCTATGATGTCAACGTGGATTCTATATGGCAGTAATGATGGTGCAACGTGGGATGTGCTGGATTCTCAGGCGGATATCCCATGGACATCAAATCCGGCGGAAATGCGGATTTTTAACCTGGCCACACGATCAGGTCCCTACAGGTATTTCAGGATTTCCGGGTCATCGTTGGCGTATGCCTGCGCGATTGGTGAATTGGAATTAATTGACGCCTCGAGTGTTTCCATCCCCCCGGCGGGCATAATCCTGTCAGGCCATATACCAACGCCATGGGGCGGAATATCACGGGCATTTATTCCGGTAGCATCTTTGGTATTGACGGCGCCCGCTCCCGACGTGCAGTGCATCTCCCGGGTCGATATCCCCCCGGCGGGCATAATCCTGTCAGGCCATATACCAATGCCATGGGGCGGGATATCGCGGGCATTTATTCCGGTAGCATCTTTGGTATTGACAGCGCCCGCTCCATCCTATTCCTGGGCGCCCGGAAACGCCCATCGTAGCGCCCTGCAGGTTATTTATTTGTGCGTGCTGACTGGCAATGCCGACGGGTTGGATGATATTACGATCCCGATGTCATCATTCCAGTCTACACTCCGCAACGGTGATCCATCGTATCTGGCGTGCGTGATCCCGAATTCGGTCGATTACATTAACGAAATCATCCTGCGCACCCATGGCGATATTGTTGTTAAAAAAGGATATAGATACGCTGACGGGTCCATCAACGCGGAGGAAATTTGCCGGGTCGCATACGAATCACTGCAAATCCACCGTGGCGGCAGAAACGATTCCGCGATCATATCCGGGCATAAAACCACGGCGTCCACCACATCAAAA